ACCTTCGTATTGAAAAGTACGTAAAACTCACGTGGTCAAGACCACCGCTATGCTGAGCAAGATGCTACCAGCCGTTGTTACCTGCGCCGAGTGCGTTTCCGAGGGAGACCTCTGGAATGCCTCGCGTTGCAAGTTACGCCGACATGGCAACTCCGCATCCAGCAAGAACTTGATCACAGCACCGTCGCTAGCAGCGACCGAGCCTGATCCGCCATCAGTCGGGTCAGGTGACCCCGTCGACACAGAGTTAACAGAACTACTCGTGTGTCAAACTGACGCGTTGGTGAAGGGACTTGGGTTGATCCTGGAGCACCATGGGGCTCCGGGATTACGTCGTGATTTGTCCGTGCAATTGCACGACTATCTAGACGACGCAGCAGACCAGGCGTTATGGCTTAAACGTGCGAAGCACGTCCTAACCGCACCAATGTCTGCCTACCTTCGTAACTCACCTCCTCCTCCCCCGGACAAGGTCTGGGTTCCTACGGGAAATCTCGCGCGCTGGATGCGCCCGAGGCGTGTCTGCTATAATCGCAAGAACACGCATCTTTGGTATTCGTGGTTGCAGGCAAAAAGAGCCGCGCTTCCTCTTTCTGAGGAAATTGTTCTATCCACCTACGAGAAGCACTACGCAACTCTCAGTCGCGAGGATTCTGGCGATGACAATGTCATTGACCAGATCTTCGGAGATGAGACGTTTCGTTGTGTCCTCGAGCGAACTAGAGCAAAACTCCACGAACACTTTTCCCCGAAGTTCCTTGATCTATCCGGGACGTCCTCTGCATGCTTTGAAAATACCCGCTCGTGGGGTGGCCAGCATCGCCACCTTGTGAGTTGCGCCAAAGGGAAACGTGGCGCGCCGAATCATGGTTTGATTCTCGTCCATGTCGAAGAGCTCGAGACAATGAAATTACGCAATAGAGTCTGGTCGAAAACCGGACTGCGTTTCAACAAGGTCACGAGCTACTATCGACCCTCCGGAGAGGAGGAGTGGCGAAGTCTTCCATTTGAGGATTCGGAGGGCCCGATCGACGCCGCGATCCAGGCAGTGCTTGAACCGTTCAAGGTCCGTGTGATCTCCAAGGGTCACGCCCGCGCATATCACTGCGTGCGTAGGATCCAACGGGCGATGCATACAGCACTGCGCGAGATGGATTGCTTCCGTTTGATTGGACAGCCGATGAGTCCAGATATGTTACAGGATTTGCGCGAAAACACACCGAGGGGTGTACCGCTCCGTTGGTTTTCCATAGACTATTCTGCCGCGACCGATGGTCTGTCTTGGAAGTATTCGTCGAAGATTTTCCGGTTTCTTATCGGAGGTCTCCCGAAGCCTTTCTATGATCAGGCTATGCGAGTTCTTGGTCCACACATGCTGTGGTACCCTGACTCAACCGAACGACCCGTTTGGCATCGTCGCGGGATCCAGAAAAATGGACAACTGATGGGTTCGGTGCTCTCCTTTCCGATCCTTTGCCTTGCGAACCTCGGAGTTTGCCTCCTGAACCTCTCACGTGAGCAGACTTTCTCTGACCTCACTGTTGATCAGCGTCTTCGACGCTTTTTGATCAACGGTGATGATGGGCTTTATGTCTCTAGTGAGTCGTTTTGGGAGGGTCACGTTGAAGTGGCCTCGGCAGTCGGTCTTGAGATGTCGGTTGGGAAGGCGTATCACCATCGTGATTATGCGAACATCAACTCGACAAGTATTTCGTGCGATTTGAGTCGCGAAGACTCTACGCCATGGGCGATCCCGTTTCTGAATACCGGGCTTATCGTTGGCCAGCACAAGGTGCTGGGGGGGGTCGAAACTGAGAAGTCTGATCGACGTTACATTCCGACAGATTCCCGTCCAACTTCATTGGCGCGGGCCCACATTTCTCAGGATCCCTTAAATCCGGTTCATTGTAATATACCAACGATCCTAGAAGGGTCTTTGCCGGGTCGGCAGGTCGAGCTGATGCGTGTGATTTTGCGAGAGCGAAAGCATGATATCAGTAAGGAGTGCCGATCGGTGATATCGTCTGAGGAACCTTTATTCGCCGGAAGGCGGGTAGGAATTTTCAGTCGTAACCTTTTTGTTTCGAGGGGTCTGGGTGGCATGGGCGTTGTTCCTCCGATCGGTTGGAAAACGCGCGTTACCAGTATTGATAGAATTGTCGCTAAAGCTTCAGCAGAACGGCTGAAGTCTGTCGGGTTAGTCGGCTCTCCGACATATCCGCTGACAGGACAGGAGGTTCAGAACGTTCCAACTTTTTGTTTCCCTTGGGCTAAACCCCGGGTGGAACTTGAGGATGGTCCTCTTGTTCAGCTTAAGCGGCAGAACGAAAAAACTGGTTACGCAGCGTACCGGCGGATGAAGAGCACGTCCTCACTCTTCGTGAACTGGATTCTCAGCACCGAGGGTCAGTCATTGAGCATTTGCAGAGATTTGGAGGAAATTTCTCCTCGAACATTGACCAAGCGTCAAGAGGTCGTCCTCGAGATCACCGGGATTGAACTGATGTGCTTGCATGAAGCGCACCAACCGGTGATGGACGTCGTTCAGGAGTGAGCGCGTCAGACGCTGCTCGCTTCGGCATTGGGTTCCATCATTAAACAACCAAAACGTTTACTACCCCTTGGGTGTGTTATAAACATTTACGTTACCAACTGACAACATCTTTTTGAGGTCAGACATGGTCGAGAGACTGCACGGTTGTAGAGCCTACGGGCCTTTGATGGGATGAACAGTCCCCGTTTGTTGTCGGGTACCCAATACCACAACTTTTCAAAACGGATAACAATGTCGAAGAACGGAAAGGCGCCCCAAAAGGCGTCCAAGAGATCGAAAGCACTGGACATCGGAGCTCCCGTCCTTGGCGGGTTCTTCGGACCCGGTGGCGTGATCGCGTCGCAGATCGGACGCGAAGTCATTCACGACCTAACCGGGTTCAACTCCCGCAAGATGAAGACTGTCGAGCAACGGACCCCTGCCAACCGAGGAAAGACCAAACTCCAGCCGAAAGCTGTGAACGGTGTCACTCGGGCTGGTGGGTCGATCGTAACGACACAGTCGGCTCCAGTCGCATTTCCGCGGCGTCCTGCCTCAGTTGGGACGACCCGGAGCACGAATCCCGATGGTTCGACTCGGTTCCATGTCCACGACTTGATTCAGCCGATCTCCACTGCTTCGGCAGGGTCGACTTTCAACATCGCGCTGAACACGGGAATCCTGGCCACATCGACCACCCTCTTTCCGAATACCTGGAATGAGTTCGAGAACTTTGATCGTTTCAAAGTGAGAGCTCTTCGCTTTCACTACGATCACTTTGCTCCCACGTCTTCCCAGGCAGAGATCGGACTGCTGTGGTGTCCCGATGCCGCGACTTCGAACCCAACCACGACCGCGCTCGCCTCGGCGTACAAGAACGTTGAGATCGGTTCCTGCTACGAGGACTTTTGTCTCGAAGTGGACCCCAAAGATCTGGCACGTTCCGCTGAGGTTTGGTATTACAACGACTCGACCGCCGCCGGCGGCGTCGACACTCGCTTTAATGAGGTCGGCACTGTCATCCTCTTTTCGGACAACAATGTCCCAACTTCGACAAAGGTTGGACTTGTCTACGTTGAGGCGATCATCGATTGTTGCGACCAGCGCCCTGCCTCTGGCGGTACCGGTCTGGTTCATCGCGCGGAGCGACACTTGACCTTCCAGCAGGATGCAAAGAAACGTGAGCAGGTGATTAATAACACCCTGCTCGGCATCCGGAAGGTTCTTGAGTCAACCGTTCCGCGGAAGTCGCGTACACAGGAGTTCGGTGACTTTCTCTCTGGTCTGAGTGGTCCGAAAACGGATCCCACTCTGACAGCGGCGCAGCCTCTCGCTGCAGCCGCACCAGCCCTGTCTTCTTCAGCAGTCCAAGAGGCTGCGCCTTCTCCCTCATCGCTGGAACAGCTGCTTGAACAGCAGAAAAGTATCCAGCGACAGGTTGAGGCAGTGAAGCGAGCTCTGCTGGCCACCGTTGCTCAATAGTCGAGCAGCGCGGGGTGCGCAACCCTCTTTGGGTGAAACTTCCCTATCGAAAGTTCCAATTCTCACTGGCCGAGCGGAATGGCTTGCCCGGTAACAGTGAGTGCGCAGATCTTGTTCGCGAAGGAATCGCGGACCCGGAGATGAAGTGGCTTGCCTTGCCACCTATCCGGCGTTTCTAGCATTGACGTAAAACCCAATTTGCACTATACTGTAGAAGACCCATACCCG